GCCGTTAGGCACTTTGGTGGACTAGAATACACAAAAAGAGAAACTAGAGAAAAGCGAAACCACCAGTACGACTTGGTTCGGTCGGCCAGGTATGGTTGCGGTCTGCCTCAGTTCTTCCTTCAAGTGTGAAGTTCTGGTACAGGGTCTCCTCGAATGTAGGAAAGAAGAGCGGAATACCGGATTGAATTTCATTCGCATGAATTAGCGTCTGATATCCAAATAAGTATTTTATCTTTTTCGCGTCGCGTAAAGATAACTCTGCTTTCACGTTGAGAGTGTTCACGATGAACTCGTAAACGTCTCTACATGTTGAGTAGACTTGTGGGGAGCATCCTTGTGCTGCCATTGCGATACCAATTGCGGAACCAGCAGTTGCTGCTAGAGTTTGGGACCGTTCAGGAAACAGTAGGTGCGAGAGAAGGTCGACGTCCGTGCGGTACGCCATTCCTTGTCTATTGTAGTACCCTAAAACTTTCACATCATCGAGAGAACAATGAAGGTCAGATTTTTCAACCGATAGCTTAGCGTTGAACCTAAGCTCAGCGATTTCAGCGATGCGCGCTAAAAATCGTTTGCCGTAAAGGCGAAAGAAATCCTCATTCATGGAGACGATTGAATCGTCACCTTGGACTTTAAAGAAGAAACGATCGCTTTCAATGTTACATCCTAACTCACTTAAACAAGTAAGAAGCATGATAGCATTGACCCAGGAATCCAACAATTGTGTCTGTTGGTATCCGGATGCGATTCCATTTCTGGTCCATTGGACTAGACGTCCATCGGGAAGAAGGATTGGATAATGTTTGACGTTGTACGTCATCCATCTCCAGAGGTTGTTGATGCGCTGGGGGGAGGTAGCTGCATCAGGGTAGAAGTTCGTTGGCTGATACGACCCTGACATATCAAAGAAAGATAACCACGATTCGTGGACATCATCGATGATTGAGAAGAGAGCGCGACGGTCAAATTGTGACCAGTCAGCTGAGAGGATAGTTTTAAACTTACCTTCAGACTTATTGATAATAAGTTGTCTGAGGCGTTTCCAACCACCTTTCATGATTTCACATCCCCATAGGAGAGGCGAATCTTTTGGTGCTCTGTTCAGTAGGTCGGCTTGCATAGGCCAGATGAACATGTTTTCGGCGAAGAGGAGAAGTTTGGGGACTCCAAAAACTGCTCGGATCTTGTCTTCGTCGTTCGGTCCTACGACATGGGCTCTTGCGTGTAGATGAGTCCAGTAGTAAGGTCGAGGTGTTCCGTCTCGTTCAAAGAAGGGATATCTCCCGTCTTTAATCCTGTGAATGTGCTGTCTATTGATGTGGAACAGCTCATCGTAAAGATTGTTGAACGTAGTTGCTGTGGATGGGATTAGGCCAAGAGAGTACTTCTTAGCTAGGTAACCTTTCCACGCAGGGGAGGTTGAGTAAGGAGCTTCTGCGCTAACGGGCAAATGCCATGGGTAGTAGCGTAGATCGGGGAAGGCAACAGGCTTGTAGGGCTTGTCTGGACGGAAAGCGTTAGTGACCACTTTCAGTGCACGTCTATAATGATAGTCTTTGACGACTGTGATCTTGGGTTGATCTGTCTTTTCAAAGTCTGCGATGACGGCTTCGGGTGAAGAGTCTGATCTGCGTTGAGACTTGACTTCGGACACCACTTCTGGGCTATTAAATTTGTACATAGCCTTGAGGATGATTTTCCTTCTCATCTCATCAAGTCCGGGGATCTTGTCCTCATAAAATGAAGGGACTAGGACTTGGGGGAG